GCGACAATCGTTGCATAATTGAAAGGACAATAAATGGCTAATCCAACAACCAATTACGGCTTTGTTATGCCGACACCGACAGATTTGGTTACAGACTTACCGGCGGACTTCGAAGTCTTTGGGCAAGACGTTGATACTCAAATGCTGGCTAATGCCAATGCCGCAATAGCCAAAACTATTGTGGACGCTAAAGGTGATCTTATCGCTGCGACTGCCGCCGATACTCCAGCGCGCTTAGCAATTGGCACTAATGGCCACGTTTTAACAGCTGACTCAGCAGAAGCAACAGGTATGAAATGGGCTGCCGCTTCAGCAACTTCAACATTTACCGGCGTTTCTTTAAGCACAAACAGCACTCTTGCAGTAAATGCCAACACTACAACAATCATTCCTTTCCCAGTTGAAAATTGGGATACTAACGCTTATCACAGCACCAGCACAAATACATCAAGAATTACCATTCCATCTGGTAAGGCCGGAAAATATCTTTTAACTCTTTCTGTACCTTTTGACTATGGAACAGTTCCAACATCTTTCTACATTGGATTTTTCAAAAATGGCGCTGATTATCTTGACTTTGCCGGTTCTAATAGTGGAACAATTCAAATCTGGCCAGCGGTTAGTTGTATCGCAGATGCGACAGTTGGTGACTATTTTGAAGCTTGGATTTACAACACAGTAAACGCAACACGATCACCAAGAGCAACATTTACAGCATCATATCTAGGAGCATAAATGAACATTTACACATTTGATATCCCTGAACACTTAAATTCTATCCAATTGAAAACAGAATTAAACGCTGAATCGGTTTACGTATTAGAAAATCAGCTTTATATTCAAGGCAGTATGACAAAGCAAGAGTGTGACGAAGCTCTTGCAAATCACGTTCCGCAGCCGACACAAAGTGAATTAAACACACAAAGAAAAATAGATATTTTGGAAAAACTAGGGCTTACCGCCGAGGAAGCAGCTCTTTTACTTTCATGACTTATCCAGAAGGCACAGCTGCAGCGCTTATTGAAGTTGCTCTTGCAGAGGTTGGCACAATCGAAAAGGGCGAAAACCTTACAAAATACGGCAAATTTACAGGAGCAGACGGATTGCCTTGGTGCGGCAGCTTTGTCAATTGGTGCGCAAATGAGGCTGGCGTAAAGATTCCGAACATGGTTGGCACAGCTGCCGGCGCTCAAAAAATGAAGGATCTTGGCCGTTGGCAGACAGTGCCAAAGCTGGGAGATCTTTGCTTCATGGACTTTCCAAATGACAATTTAGACAGAATCAGTCATATTGGAATTGTTGCCAAAGTGGGCTTAAAGAGTGTTTTGTGTATCGAGGGCAACACCTCTGGCACTGGCGATCAACGCAATGGCGGCATGGTCATGGTCAAGGAGCGCTTTATAGGCAAGGAAATAGTTGGTTTTGCTAGGCCAAAATTCATTGAATATGCCGGAGAATTTCCTACAGTGCAGCTTCTCAAAGCGGCCAAAAAGGAGAAGAAAAAATGAAAGAATTGAAACCAATGCTCGCTAGTTATGCTCGGTCATTCATTGCGGCAGGTCTTGCAGTCTATATGGCCGGTGTGACAGATCCACAGGCAATCCTTTCAGCTGGTGTTGCGGCTGTTGTTCCCGTACTTATGCGCTGGTTAAATCCTAATGATCAGGTTTATGGTCGCAAGTGATCCAAAAACTGCAAGCGGCAGCGCTGGCGTTAGGCCTTTCGCTGGCGTTGTCTTCTTGCAGTTATCAGGGATACACGCGCTATCCATGTCAAGAATTTGAGAATTGGGAAAATGATGAATGCCAACGGCCACAATGCAAGGCGCAAGGCGTCTGCACAGAGGACTTACTTGGAGACATTGTTAAACCACAGCCAAAATCGCCCTAGGTATCAAAAACGGCTTACGGCAGAAGAAATCAAGGCAAGGCTGATTTTGTTTATTGGTATGACTCTTTCAATCGTTTTCTTAATTGTGACTCTAGGCATTACCTACGCCCTGATTTTTGTGACTCAGCCGGTTGCAGCTCAAGCTCCCAATGACGCAGCTTTTATAGACTTACTTAAAACCTTGGCCATTTTCTTAACAGGATCACTGGGCGGTGTGCTTGCGTCTAACGGTCTAAAGGATAAAGCGGTTACCGACACGCCCAAAATCACGCCTAATCCTTGACCTTGTCACAGCTTTGCTTCACAGTTATGGCAGGGAGCGAAGCACAGTAGCTCTCTGAACGGGAGCAAATATGTACAGCATGGCAGAAGTATTTATGTGGATTATGATTGGCGTTCTACTTGGCTTTTCTGTTGGCTACACAATTGGCCTTAAAGAGGGCAACCGCGTGGGCTTTGTACGAGGCAAGATTTCAGCTAGCAAGTGGGCAAACCGATCATGAGTTTCTTGGACAATTATGAGACGGTCAACCAGAAGGTAATCAGGCTTCACGCAACTTATCCGACAAACCGGATTGAGACTTCAATAATTGACTGGAATGCCGAAAAGGGCTACATTCTCATTGAATGCCGTATTTATCGGCGTTATGAAGATGAGAAGCCTGCCGCCATTGATTACGCACATGGCATGGTTGGGGCTTACAACGTCCAGATGAAACGCTGGTACGTCGAGGACACAGTCAGCTCTGCGATTGGGCGTTGTTGTAGTGTGGTTTTAGGCACAGAAACTAAGCCTAGCCTTGAGTCAATGGAGCAAGTCGAGCACATGCCAAAAGCATTTGTTGAGGACGATCCTTGGGCAAAGCCAATCTGGGAAGAGGGCTTCACAACTGCAAAAACAGCTGTAGCAGAAATCAAAGCCACACTGGGAGAAGTGCAGGCCTCAGCTGCGCCAATCTGCGCACATGGTCACATGGTCTGGCGTACGGGCGATAAGGGCGGCAAGGCTTGGGGCGGTTATATGTGCGTCGAAAAGAGCAAGCCTAAGCAATGTCCGCCAAGGTGGTTTGTACTTGCCTCTGACGGCCAGTGGAAGCCGCAGGTATAGTCATGGGCGACTTTGAGATGATCCATTTACAGACAGGCGAGCGCCTACGCATTGATAAGGACGGCACAGAGATACGAGACGCAGTCAATCCACCAGCAATTGAATGGTGCGATCGAGGTCAACACTTTGCAGCCAAATTAGGCGGACGTGAAGAAGGCGGCATTTTGTGGATTTGTTTGGAATGCCAAAAATGAGCCATATTTATAATCTGCAAGCAGGATCGTGGGGCTATACCAACTGCGATTTATGTGATGATGATGTGCTCTGCAATGAATACTTAAGAGATGACGGCCTAGTCCAATGGATCTGCAATCCATGCGAAAACAGGCTAAACCTATGATCCGCATGAGGATTACAGCTGCGGACGAATGGGCTATACATAACAGAGCTGCGCAAGTCGTGTTTTCTCTTGACGATTTGAGCACAGTCCAGCGATACAACACAAAGCTAAATAATCATGAACGCGTTACAGAGTACGCAGAATCTCTGGGCGCTGAAATGGTTGTTGCAAGGTACTTTGGCCTTGACTTTGACATAAACGTATCTAATGGCAAACGCAACGCCGACGTGGGCAAAGGCCTAGAAGTCAAGTGGACAAGCTATATCAACGGATCTCTAATCATTTATCCAAATGATCGAGTAGATGACGTAGCAGTGTTGGTTGTAGGCAGATCGCCTGACTATCACATTGTTGGTTGGCTACCAATCAAAATGGCTATGCAAAAGCATTTCAAGAATAGCCAGCAAGACAGCTGGTGGATTGGCCAAGACAATCTCAATCCAATTGAAGATCTATTAAGGAGCAACTATGCCGCAACTCATATTTGATTGTTCAATCTGCGCCAAAATGTATGGCGACGGACGAAAGCTGCACCTACTTTCAAAGACGCCAGAGCTAACGCTTCATGAGTGGTTCAGCCAATGCTCAGGTTGCGGCTCATTTGGGATCAAGATTGTAGATGAGTCCGTTGTATTGGACAGGTAAGTTATGCACAAAAGTTATCCACAGGTGTGTGCAAAGAATCGCAACGCCGGTCTGACCAGCACTTATGTCGGAACTCTTGACTTGACCCTGTACGCTGAAGCATACAAGTCACAGGAGATTTTATGATCCTCAGACAGAATGATTCTTACTCTTTCAGCATTACAGTTAAAAGACAAATAAAAAAACTGTTGCTGTTATCGGTAATCCTAAGCGCAACGGTAGGCCACATCTCTGCTTATGCAGTCGATTACCGTGACGCTCTCAAGCTGTATGCACATAGCAGAATCGTTAATGACAGCCAATATCAATGCTTTTACAAGCTAATCACTAAAGAGAGCAATTGGCGTGTACATGCAAAGAACGGATCTCATTACGGCATAGGCCAAATGCGTAATATCAAGTACAAGAACCTTGACGGCTTTAGCCAAGTGGATTGGTCTATTCGCTATCAGAAGCACCGTTATGGCACTATGTGCAAGGCATGGGCTTTCTTCAAAGCTAAGGGATACCACTAATGGCAAGCATGAGTGCAAGGTCAACTGGTGGGAACACAAGAGCTTGGCGCAAGATACGTGAACGGATACTGATACGTGACGGCTTCTGCTGCCAATACTGCGGAGAAGAGAATGCCAGTACAGTCGATCATGTGATTCCAATAAGCAAAGGCGGCACAGACGAACCGGATAATCTTGTCGCTGCGTGTTCTCGTTGCAATTATCAGAAAAAGGACAAGGTAGGCCAGTTTTTTGGACAGCCTAGGACACCTCTGACTCTTCTT